GTCTTGCAAATTCGTCACTAATCCGGTTAACTTTGATCCATCCCCTTTAAAAAACGCAGCCGTGACGTTCCCGGTGGCGACGAGACCATCAGTCGCGTTTGTGAGCCGTATTGTATTTGACGAGACGTTATTTCGATCTACAATGTGTGAGAGTCCTTCAGATTCGAGAGTCGCGATTCTTGACACGTTTGAATTTAAATTGCTTTGCATTGCGACCGTATTCGCCGCCATCTCGGAGCGGAGGGTCACCGTATTCGCAGCCATCTCAGTGCGAAGGGTCACCGTATTCGCAGCCATATCGGAACGGAGGGTCACCGTATTCGCAGCCATCTCATTACGGAGAATTCCAGCATTCGACTGTAAATCTGACCGGAGGGTCACCGTATTTGCAGCCATCTCATTACGGAGAATTCCAGCATTCGACTGTAAATCTGACCGGAGGGTCACCGTATTCGCCGCCATATCGGAACGGAGGGTCACCGTATTCGCAGCCATCTCATTACGGAGAATTCCAGCATTCGACTGTAAATCTGAGCGGAGGGTCACCGTATTCGAAGCCATCTCGTTCCTAAGATTTGATGCGTGTATATCGAATTCATTCATGTGTAGAACATTCGTGACGTAAGTGCCGTCACCTTTAAAATGAGCGGCTTGAACATTACCCGTAAAAGTGGCATCTTGTCCAAAAAAATCATCACCCGTGATGTCACCGTCGGCAGTCACGTTGCCATACACGTGTACATCAATCACATTCGATGTATCTGGGATCAACACCGAATCACTCGGTGAACTGAGTGTATGTGAAATAATAAACTCGCTACTCGCACCTCTGTAACCAAACGCCACGTTTGAGTCACCTTGATACACGAGAACTACGCCCGTGTCGAGTGAAGAACTCGTGTTATCCGCTGCGAGTGCGAGTATTGGGTCTTCCACTAATAAGTTTTGAGTGGACAAATACGTCGTATTTCCACGAACTTCTAAGTTTCCATAAAGGAGTGAGTCTCCGGATACCGAGAGATCGCCAGTGAAAGTGGCATCTTGTCCGAAAAAATCAACACCTGTGATGTCATCGTCGGCTAAAATCTCACCACCGACGTGTAGGGTCTTTTGTGGTGTGGTTTGATTTACACCAACTTTCCCACTTGTCACCAGAGAGGTTCCCGTATTAATGAATTGGACAGTGTTTGATGAAACATTTCCGTTATTCACAATTTGTTCTAGATTTGATGCGATATTGGACAGGGATGATCCATCCCCCTTAAAATACGCAGCCGTCACGTTACCGGTTGCGACGAGACCATCCGTCGCGTTCGTTAATCGTAATGTATTGTCGGTGACGTTACCATTATCAGAGACGTCTTGCAAAGTCGTCACTAATCCGGTTAAATGACGACCGTCCCCCTTAAAAAACGCAGCCGTCACGTTCCCAGTGGCGACGAGACCATCCGTCGCGTTTGTGAGCCGTATTGTATTTGATGATACATTGTTTCGATCTACAATGTGTGAGAGTCCTTCAGATTCGAGAGTCGCGATTCTTGTCACGTTTGAACTTAAATTGCTTTGCATTGCGACCGTATTCGCAGCCATTTCACTTCGAATAATTCCAACATTCGATTGTAAATCGGACCGGAGGGTCACTGTGTTCGCCGCCATCTCGGAGCGAAGAATTCCAACATTCGATTGTAAATCGGAGCGGAGGGTCACCGTGTTCGCTGCCATCTCGGAGCGGAGGGTCACCGTGTTCGAAGCCATTTCACCACGGATGATTCCAACATTCGACTGTAAATCGGACCTAACGGTCACCGTGTTCGCCACCATCTCGGAGCGGATAGTCGCAAGATTCGAGGCTAAATTACTGTACATTGTAACTGTATTTGTAGCCATCTCATCCCTAATATTTGCGGCATGGATATCGAATTCATTCATGTGTAGAACATTCGTGACGTGCGTACCATCACCCTTAAAATATGAAGCCGTCACGTTCCCGGTGGCGACGAGACCATCTGTCACATTTGTTAACTGTATTGTATTGGATGATACATTTCCATTATTTACTATTTGTTCAAGATTTGATGCGATGTTCGATAATAAACCACCGTCACCAGCGAAGCTATCCGCAACAACGTTACCATAAACACGCATCGAAATTGAGTTCGATGTATCGGGGACTAAATTATCACCACCCGCCGAGCTCTGTGTGTGCGCTAGTATGAATACATCGTCTGTTTCTGTAAACCCTAAAGCAACGTTAGCTTCAGTTGGGCTTCGTGTCATGATAAATCCGAGGTCAGTCGCGGTCAAGCTATCATAATTATTTTTTCCAATCTCAACGATTCCGTCGTCGACGATTAAGTTTTGTTTCGACACAAGAGTTGTATCACCCAACACATGAAGGTTACCAGTGATAAAAGTTGTTTGAGACACAAATACATTACCTCGAACGTCAAGAACGTTTGATCCACTGTCTTCGATCGAAACATTTGAACCTATATCAAGGGTATGTATCGGGTTCGCGTTTGCGATACCAACATTTGCGACTGTGACGAGCCCAGTCGCGACATTGTTGAATTCAGCTGTTAACGTGGTCGTATTGCCAAATGCCATGACACCTTGTAGGGTTGTTTCTGGTGTTAAACCCGTGTCGAGTATCTCATGTGTCTCTGCGTTATACGCCAATGCATTTGAAAGATTCGATCCACCCTTTCTAATGGGCGCCATGTATAAACCGGAGTTAGGTGCCTCAATCACATTTGACGTCGCGTTCAAAACGATTGAATTCAAAGCCTGGTCGTTTGGCATATACTTACCGATCCGTACCTTTTCGGAACGATCGATCGTACTTAAATTTTTCACCATGCCTATTATATTATAATATGATTTTTATTTGAATGTTTTTCGCTTCTGAACATCAAGATAAACAAAACCATCCAGAACTCTTATAAATACATAATTCATCAGTGGACGTATCAAAAACAATCAGTCCGGGTACTGGATTTAAAACCTGTTCGCGCTCCTCTGTCGTCATTCGAGGTGGCAAAAAGCCGAGTGTGGTGGAATTGAGTGATAGTATTGCAGGTGGATTTCGGTCTTTTTTGGTTGGATCACCGATTGTCGCCTTTCCATTGGCGTCTAGAGACATCACGTTCGTTAAAGATCCTTGTGGATTCATCGTCCGAAATAACAATCCACCCGGATTTCCGGACGTCGTGCCGTTATTTGCCTTTGTATATCCACATATATCCGCTAATTTACCGTAAGGTGCGGAAACCTCGACGACTTGTATTTCTCCTAATCTAGACGTCTTCATGAGTTTACTCTCTACGTTGATCGAGTGTGGAATCGTTTTGAGTGATTTTACGTTTTCTAACTGTTCCACTCGAGTTTCATGTGTGTCGAGAATTTTTTGATGTTCAACCAGTGTATGGTTTGTTTTTTGAACTTTATCTTCAAAATTTGTTGTGTTTAAATTGTTTATGTTTGTAAAATTGGTGCATTGATCTTTATTAAATTTTATTTTTTCACACATGTCATTTATTTCACTTAAAATATAATCAGTTTTACTATAATAATCAAGAAATTTAAAATTTTTTTGTTCCACGTCGTGCATTTTTTGTTCCACGTCGCGCATCGCAGTATCTAAAACCTGTTTGTGGGAATCAAGGTCTGTTTTTATTTTTATATAATCGTCTTTCTCCGCATAATTAAGTTTATCTTCGTCATACTCTTTAAATTTTTGATATAGTTCGTTTAATTGTTCTAATGAGTTTGTCAATTGACTCGATGCCGTTTTTATATGAACATCATGTTTGCGTATTTCTGATTTTAAATCATGGTATTCTTTTTTGTCTACAAATGTTTCTAGAATTTTATTAATTTTATTTATATTTTGTTCTTGTGATTCTACGACTCTCCCATTTTTGGCGATGTTATTTTCGTGAGTATCACATATATCATTTATAACTTTTAGGTCGGTTTTTATATTATCAATTTCAGTTATTTTATAATTTAACTTATTCACATCCTCCATCACCGGTTTGAAATTCGATATATCATCTTTATTCAAGGCTATTTGATTTTGAATCGGTTTCACAATATTTGAGACACTGTCATTTATCTCATTCACCCGCGTATCGATCGAATTTTTTATTTTTTCTACAGATTCCAGTTTTGGGATACCTGTCAGATGGGAACCATCACCATATAATTTAGTACAGTATACGTCACCTTCCGCGTGTAAAGATTTTTTTATATCCAAACTGGACACGGAGAGTTCATCAAACGTGTGTGAATTATTTTCAAAATCGATTATTTGTGATTTTTTTATATTTCTTAAATATTGACCATCTGCGTGAAGCTCGTTTCTAACATATATATTGTCGAAATGTTGTCTAACTTCAGTTTGAATCTGTATATTTGACAGGAGACCACCGTCACCTTCCAATAAAAGAGCCTTTATTTTACCATCAACTTCTAAATTGGAATCAATTTTAACTCTTCCCTGATCGTTTAAAATATTAACCTCACCCCGTTCATTGTGTATTGTTATGCCTGTCTCCTTGTTTGAGGAGTTTTCCGCAATGTCAAGAATCGGGTACAGTTTAAATTTTTCATTTTTGATCGTTTTATTCTCGACTTCGAGATTTTCGACTTCAAGGTGTTTGAGTTTTAATTTTTGTCCACCTATATCCACAATTTCTTTCGTGTGCGAATTATACGCCAAAAGATTTGAACCTTCGTCTGCTCGTATTGGAGCCACATAAAGTCCACTGTGTTTCACATTTGTGAGTTTTTCTTTTGACGCGTTAAACACGATAGAGTTTGCTGGTTGTGTAGAACTCGCGTGGATTCCTAAACGAACTTGGTCCGTAGGTTGATTCACACTGGAATTCTTTACCATTTAATATAAGTTTTCATTTTTAATTAGCGTACAACAATCCGGCCATACCATTTTCGATTCTTAAAATATTATAGTTTACGGCGTAAATAGGATCTGTTATTTTTTTCGTATTGCTCAATATTTTAGCGTTATCAAGCCTACTAAAATTTAAAGTACCAGTTGGCTGTAAAGAGCTGGTTGACAGACAAAAACAATGTAAAAAGAAATCCGGTGACGTCACGAAGTTCGTATGATAATAATTAACGACATCGATGAAATGTGGTTTCGCAAACCTGAACTCACCTATGTCTAAGCCATTTATTTCAAGCTTAACTTTGTTATCAACTGAGACGAGTGCGCCGGTCGCCGTCGTATCCGTGGATGCTATATACTTAACTGGGTGGCTAAATATAAGTTCCTGAGTTTTTTCACCCGACGGAATGTTCTTTTGAACTTGTGTGATGAGCATGTTTCGATTTCTTGAAGCGATGTTACCACGTTCCTCGTTGTCCAAATAATAATAATTTGCAAAAGCTTCAATGTCATAGTTACCAGCACTTGGACCCCATCTAACTCTCGCTTCAACATTGTGATATTGCAAAGCTATCAATGGGAGAGCATTTTGTGGACCCTCACAGAAGAAGAACCTCAACGGATAAAAATAAGAACTCGAGCTCACACCTGGATGTGGACCGTTTGAACTCTTCGAAACATTTTGGGCAAACGTATCGATCGCAATTTTTTCTGTAAAAATGGCATCCTGAGAATCAATTTTTTGACCACCTATATAGAGATCCACACTCTTAACTATCTGTGTCCAATCGTGTGAGTACACGGCTTCGCCATTTTGCGAAATGGTAAAATACACGTATCCCAATAAATCACCTGTGCGGTCGAACTGAATCGTCGAGAGAGCGTCGTTCGTTACAGCACCTTGGATGTGTAACTTTGAAATCGACTGAGAAAAATTAGAATGTCGTTTAAAAGTCGAGGAAAAGAAACTTATCTCGGGTTCGCCGATGATATGTTCATCCTGTGCGCCGACGGCAATAAGTTGAACCACACCCGACGACATTTATAATAGGGTAATTTTATAATTTTATCGAATTATAGCATTACAGCTTTATAAATTTATTAATTAATTTGTAAATGGCATGTTCTTCTTTTTACATGCGAACCTAAATATAAAAACATTTTCACCACCACCGTTCGTGATAGCTGCACCGGTTTGGTTCAAAAGAGATATATCTAAGCGATCCAATTTTCGGATCGGTGTCGCATATTCTCGTTCAATATCATAGCTATCCCTGAACGTAATCGGGTTGGACCCATTTTGGATGATGGATCCGAATGATTTGTTTATCATGGACATAGAACCTTGTCCATTGAAGGTACTCGATGCGCGCTGCGAGTAGTTTGTGTCGAGTTGATCGATCGATACATGACAGACGTTCGTACCGGACGTATCGATTCGCGCAGCTAACAATTTAGCTTGGACGACATTTTCGAGTGTGTTCGCGAGATACACGGAAAATTTATTTTTACTAGACTGCCCGATCGTATCGACCGCGACAGTGTGATATTCGTACTCGAAGTCTGGCAAAGTTGATCCAGCTTTACTCATATTACTATATGATTAGATTAAATTAACGATCCACCTATCCCACCGATAATTTGGGCATCCGCCGAATCCGACACGACCTTTTGGTCACCACATACACCACCTGGGGTTTTGTTAGAGCTGTAGTAACCAGAGCCTGGGTTTCCTGGTGCACACTTAAGGGAATTTTCCAATTCGAAGATAGACTTCTCGGAAACTGGCTGAGTTTCGATTGGTCGTGGCCTGTACTTGCTGGTCTTTTCAGCTGTAGTCCTGAACGACATCAAAATACATAAAAGTACAAATAAGACGACGATCGATTTGAGGGTATTTTTGTTGGTGGCATTCAACATGTTTTATAATAATATAACATTTTTTTAAGTGCGTTAAAGAAATTAATTTAGATTATAGATACATATTAATGGACGGTGAGATCGTACTAGATCGAAGCAACACTAATGTCATGAAACTCGACGACGCGGAACAGGCTCTCATGGACGAGATAAGTATAGAACCCCCAAAGCCCCGTAGCGCACGAAGAGTACCAAAGCCCGTGAGCTTCCGACCAGCACAAAATTTTGCGGATCAGCCACAGGAGGACATCGGCGCTTTCGCGAACCCCAATAAACAAACCATACCTCAATCTACCATGGAAGAGGCACCTGTGGATTACGGGGAGTATGATGACCCCATTGACGATGGAATCGGTATGGGTGATTACGCTGCTCCACAGGAAGAGCTTCCCTCGGCTGGGTACAATTCAATCGATGAAGAAAAGGCGGACTTGGTGAATAAACTGGGTCGACTAGAGAAACGCGGCTTCACAGTCAACAAGCGTCTCAACGCATATTCTAATATAGATGATTTACGAACAGAAGTAAAGCGAATTACATATAGTATAGATGTAGATAAGAGTATTAAATTTTCGAGGAGAATGCTGGTGGCGTGCTGTACCGGAATCGAGTTTTTAAACAAAAAATACAACCCATTCGAGATCCAGCTGGAAGGCTGGTCGGAGAATGTGATGGATAGTGTAGAAGATTATGATGAAGTCTTTGAAGAACTTTATGTCAAATATAGAACGAAAATGCATGTCGCACCTGAACTGAAACTCATCATGATGTTGGGTGGAAGCGCGATGATGTTCCACTTGACGAATAGCATGATGAAATCGATCATGCCCAATGTAAACGACATCATGAAACAAAATCCAGGACTCGCGAATACGATGCTGGACGCTGTTAAAAATACAGTGCCTAAATCTGAACAGACCGCGCAAACCCCTACCGCGCCAGGTGAGCGATACGAAATGAAAGGTCCGGGGGTCGACATCTCCAGCTTGATGGGTAACATCATGATGCCTCCACCACCACCCATGTCAACCTCAGCACCACAACCCCAAGCACAGCCACAGGACGTCGACGACGACGATGGATCCATTTCGGATATTGTCGAAGCACCGGTTGATGACGAAAATGAGGGAGATGTCAAGGAAGTGAAAGTGACTCCCACAGCGAAGGGGAAGAGGGGTGGGAAGCGACCAAAGAAGTCTGTAGAATTAAATATTTAAGTAATATATAGATGATCGGTTATGCTCCTTTCGAATCAGAGGAGCTCGCCCCGCGCCGACCCGTCGCGAAAAAGCCATCTGTGAAACCTCTCCCAAACCCAGGTGGTTTAGAAGAGACTGAGTGCAATTACGTTGTACTCTTTTTCATAGCTGGAGTTTTATGTCTCGCGGTCATGGACGCTGTTAAAAAATAAACATTCAATTTTACCATTCCAGAAAAAATGGTAAAATTAGATTAAATATCGATAAAACACGTACCTTTCGAAAACATATCGGTATCTTTTGGTTCTTCTTTTGATTTTGGGATGTTGAATCCACCCTGTCTGTAAACTCTCAGACGTTTATTATACATTGCGAAACACACAGACCATTGATCAAACATATCGTAAATTTGTGGATTATTTTTTTTACCCTTCGTTTCTCTCATGATTCGCCCAATGGATTGAACTATATCTGATTTAGGCGTCGCCAATATGACAGTGTCGAGACTCGGGATGTCGAGACCTTCGTGTGCCAAACTGTACGTTGCGAATATTATTCTTTTCTTACTCGATTCGTTTAATTTTTCCTCCTTCATGCCACCCATGTACAGTCCAGATGATTTTGGGAACGATTGATGTAATAATTCACAGTGAAATCGTCGATCACTCAAAACTAGAATCTGTCGAGTTGTCTTCAGTAATGTATTCAATAATTTCACGATGACTATATTTCTTTGACGCATTTCAGTCAGTTCGGTGATGAGGGTGGGTAGGGATAATTTACCAAAACGACTACAAGGTGGTGGATCTGTAAACCTATCACAATTAAATTCGATTGGAAAAACGTCCACATCGTCTTGATTCTTCCGCTCGATCGAGAAGAAGGTATCACCCATGAACCAGTGTAACACCTTCGTGAGACCATCCTTTCGGAACGGTGTCGCCGAGAGTCCAAATATATGATTGGGAACGATTTTGAAGAGGGATTGCGAAAAGACTTTCGCACAAATGTGATGCGCTTCATCGACGATCATGGTTCCTATCGAATCGAAATCTCCGAATGAATATTCTTTGAGACTCAAGGATTGTAACATCGCAATGACAAAATCACAGTCAACCTCCTTCTTGTTTTGTTGTACGACCCCAATCGTCGCACCGGGACAAAATTGTTTGATTCGTTCCTTCCATTGGTTCGCGAGAAACTCCTTGTGTACGACTATCATCGTTCGATATCCCAGCTTACACGCAACGGCTAACGCTACCGTGGTCTTACCAAATCCACATGGAAGGCTGAGAATGCCATGACCGACTTCAATAGCTTTATTAAATGCTTCAACTTGCCGGGTAGAATCTCTGAGAGTTCCATTAAATTTGGCGGAGATGCGGGTGGGTGTTGGTCGTTTATCTTCATTGGGCGCTCCAAATTTACTAATTCCAAAGTATCTTGGAACGCAGATTCCCGTCTTAGTCGGTCTAAATACTTTAAAAGGCGGCGGGGGAAATCCATAATCATCGTTAACAATAGCACGTACAGTAAGTTCACGTTTTAATTCGTGAGAACTTTCAACAATGTACCCACTTCTAGTGAGCATGATATAGTATATTAAAGAAATAACTTTAAATGTGTACATATATATATACCATGCCCGTCGTCCGGGTTGAAGATCAAATTAAAAACATGCTTAAGCAAATTGATGAACTTCGCGCTGAAGCCCTTCGTTTGGAAGGCGCTGTCGCCACGCTCCGAGGGGTATTGAGCTCTGGGGTGTCCGAGCTTAACATACCAGACCAAAATCAACAGCAACAGGCACCAGAAGATGGTGAGATTACTGAAGATTCGGGGTAACTATCTTTTTGATAGTCCATGTAAATCCACTATAATTTGAAACGTTCCATGCGCCACTGAATTGCGCATATATTTTAACGTTATCCCCCTTGGATAAAGAAGACACAGGTGAGTCGCCCTCGACCTCACACATAACCCTTCTATATCGAAATGGAACTTTTAGAGTCAAGACGTCGCCTTCGAGTGGATTATGAATACTTGAATTTAATAATTTACCAGAACAGTTCGCGTGAAGACCATTTATATAATCGCGTGCGGCGTTGGGTATAGTCACCTTGATATATTTTTTATCATTGTGATCATGCATTGATTCGTATACTTCTCCGAATATTGGATAAGTCGTCATTATTATAATAATACTACTATATTCTTTATAATCGTTGTCGCAAGATAAAAATTACAAGGATCAACATGACCAATAATAAATTCGTGACGACAACGGATCGCAGAGGACGTCGCGTATCAAATTTTTCATGACAAAAAATACGACTCACTTCGATGGCCGATTCGATACTCGAATAAGGTGTAGAACGATCCGACATCATCCCACACATCGCGACATCAGGGGATTCTCCAAAAAATGGGATTTGTCCGTGAATGCTCATGACGCTCGAGGTTTGTTTATAATGCCACTCGTCACCTTTCCAAACTGATGCCCACCCTATACGGACAGCTTTCGGTTTTGGTAATTTTAACTGTTGAAGAACCATGGATTTGAGAACTTCGGGGTCATATTTTTGGACGTTTTCATCTATATCACAAATCACACATGAAATCGTATGATTGTTGCTCAATATGACTGGCTGTAATCTGAGTGGTGATTTATTCATCGCGATTTCCAAATCTGTCATTTTCGATTCGATTGGATTTTCGTAATCGATCAGAATATTTATAGCCTTGTAAACACCCGATGATATCTGTTTATGTGCTTCGTCACCCCAATTATCTTTAATGAGATTTAACGCGTGACCACTATCGACACATAATACGAGTAATCCATCTTCGATGAAGGTATCGTCATCAAATGTGGCTCTATATCCATCTTTTTTGTATTGAACATCTGTGAGGGTTTTGTTAAATTCAAAGTCAACACCGGCTTCGACGAGTGCTACCTGCATTTTATCACACATGTATTTGCCCGATACACGTTGCGTGTATTGTGAAGACATCCCAACGTGATCAAAACTTTTAATAAATTCATAGGCACTCATCGTTTCCCAACCGACACCATCCATTATATATGGCAGTGCTTGTATAACCTTTTTTCCATTTTCGGATAGAGATCCGACCGCATCTTGAAGCGTTATACCTTTATAGGTATTAGGTTGTGATAGTACTCTCGTCGCGAGTGATGCGAGACTTATATAGTCTGTTAAATTTAAATTTTTAAAAGTCGTTTTAAAAATATCCAAAATATTAACTTTTTCAAACATATCGTCCCATTTTATACCCATTTCAGTTAATAAACTACGAGTATTTACAAACGCTTGGTCAAATAAAATTTTATGTGCGTGAATATCTCGGACATCTGTATCTGGCTCCCACCATGCACCACCACAAGATGTTTTTCTATCGTACACGGATACGTCATGGTCTGTATATTTCTTAATCTCCCATGCTAAGGACATACCGGTTGGACCGGCACCGACTATATGTATCCTCATTAATAGTACACACTAAAAAAATTCTAAACTTACTGTAGGTATGTTATCTCTTCAATTACAGTTAAATAAAAAAGATATACAGAAGGTAAAGACATGGAGGTTCGCTGGCGAATTTTTATGGCGAAAAAACATACAAAAAGACCAATCTAAATTGGGTGCTTGGACTCGTGAAAAACTTGTAGAATTAGGACCAACTTTTGTTAAATTTGGGCAGATCGTCTCGACTAGATCTGATTTATATTCACCGGCGTTCACCCGTGAACTCGAGTGTCTTCAAGATAATGTCCCACCGATTGACCCCTTATATGTGGATGAGATGACACAAAAAACATCTATTTTTTCAGAGTTTGAACGTGAACCTTTTAAATCAGCTAGTATTGGACAAGTACACAAAGCAAAACTACTCGATGGACGAGAAGTGGTCGTGAAACTACGGAGACCTGATATATTTGAGATTATGAAATACGATACGGATAACGTACTCGACATCGTCAACTTTCTTGAAAGAATCGGGGTAGACACGGGGACGTCGACCGGCTACGCGCTTACTGAATCGATTGAATATTTATTATCGGAAACAAACTATTCAACTGAGATGAACAACGCTATTAAAATGAAATCGGCATTAAAAAAAATAAAATGGATAAAAATTCCTGAGATATATGAAAAATATTGTACCGATGACATGCTCGTCATGGAATATGTCGAATCTACAAAATTAACAGAAATTACAGATTCTCGAGTGAATAAAAAGAAAATATGTGAAGCTTTGATCAGTTCGTACATGATTCAAACCATGGAAAAGGGTTTATTTCATGCAGACCCACACCCCGGAAATTTAGGATTTTCGTCGAAAGGTAAATTAGTATTCTATGATTTTGGTTTGGTCATTGATATTTCTGATGAATTGAAACAGGGGTTCAAAGATATATTCATGTATATCGTTAAACGAGATACAAAGGGAATTGTCGATACACTCATCAAATTACAAGTAATCGTTCCGACGACGAGCGACATGAGTGATATCGAAATATTTTTCAAAACAACACTCAACTACCTCGAAACCCTCGACGGTGACAATTTACGTGATGAAATAGTAAATGATGAAATATTATTATCTTTGGCAGTTGAAAAACCTTTTATAATACCAACGTCTTTCGTATATTTGGCTAAAGCATTCTCTACTATAGAAGGTACGTGTGTTCGATTAGATAAAAATTTTAATTATTACGAGTACCTTGAGCCACTCCTTCGCGACGAGGTCATCGATTCGATCGATGTAAGGGATATGATGTCGACATCCATGGAAATGCCATCTAGGATTCGAAACATAAATGTAGCTGTTTTAGGTTTGGAGAAATCTAAAGCAGCCATGAAACGGTCGTTAAATAAGACTAGAAAAGATATACAAAATGCTCAATATAGTGTATTGAGCGCTTTGTTTGCGGGTAATTTATTTAATCATGGGAATTATTATTCTTTTGGATTTTTTTCTATACTGACCGGGTGGTTTGTATTTATTTCTCGTAGAAATCGATAGCATGATCCATCATTTCAACCTTTTGAGATTCGTTCGGTTTATCGGTGAAAAATTCCTTGTGGCTTTCGAAAATCTCTTGCGAACGTTTCTTTTCGCGCTCCGAAATTTTCGAAAACTCACTTTTCATCCGATTCAAATCTTTTTGGCGTTGTTTTTTCATTTGTTTCCCAAACTTCTTAAACTTCTTTTGAGAGACCACATTTTTTGATTGTGCAATACTGAACATTTATTATTTATGTACATTTTATTTGTCATCTAGATTGATTTTTAAACGTTTTATTTTTTCTTCAAATTCACGTCGCTCACCCGGGGATTCAATTTTTTCACCCGTCGCGAGCGCTCGTATCTCGGGTCCAGTCAAGTGCATACCATCAATTCTGAAATCCCGGAATGCTTCCATTGTTATGGGAACAAGTTGTTCGACGAGGTCATAAATCGCATTCGCATACTCGCGAATCTCCTTTTGTGCATGGTCATCCATTCTGAGGTAAAGGTAATGCATGAGGTTGTGTAAATTTATCTTCCAATAAAATTCGGTGTACGTTGATTGTGGAAGCACACCTCTAGCCTGTTCTCGGCACACACCCAAATCCAATAAATCCTGATAGACCTCAAAAGATTCATTTATATTTTTTGACATTAAGTTCGTGAGTTCATCCTTGACTTCGACGACCCCCTCCGACCCCTGATTGTTTACCACCGATTGTCCCCGAAGTTCCCGTGGTTCATAGAATTGCTTCGGTACGACTGAATACCTGGCAGAGAGTTCGTTGACGGAGGCTGTTCTATGTCGAAAATGTTGTCGTGCGACGTAGATTGGCATTTTGACATGAAATTTGAACTCCACCATTTCGAACGGTGTGGTGTGCCAATGTCTGAGTAGGTATCGTAGGAGCCCCCGGTCCCCTCTGGAACTCTTTGTCCCATCTCCATAAGAGACTCTGGCTGCTTGGACGATTGACGAGTCCAAGTTTTTTTGAGGCATGTGATCGACGAGCCTAACAAATCCATGATCCAAGACATCCTTTTGCATTTTTATACTCGGCGATTGATTTCTTTAAGTCTACAAATTAATTTACGAAATGCATTTAATTGTCATATATACGACTGTAGTGTGCCATTGAATGTTCGAGATTCCACGAGGGGTCGATGCGGTCGGGTGCGTCGATGGTGATGCACATGCGTTTGAATGTGTCTGGTGAGACATGATAAGCTTCCCAATATAATTCGGACATGAACTTACCGACGTGATCGACGCGAACGTTCTTGTCAACTAGAAGTGGTTCAAAATCTCGAATGATATCGGTCGGTTCCTCTCTGCACGCAAAGATATTGGTGTATATGAAATCTGTGCGCATTTCATCAATTTTCAAGAGACCGGATGGGAGCACGTAGTAAAAATGCCACCCCGGTAATAGGTCAAACATATCTTCAATTCGAATATCTTTTACTCTGTAGTGATTGTCATATTCAAATTGAACCATATCGACGGTGACATTCCCGAGTCCCTGGAGAACACCGAGGTCGTGACCATCCGTGTCAATTTTTAAAAAGTTGATGTGAGAGATTCCATGCGATGCACAGTAGCGACTGAGACTATTCTCTTCTGCATCCACAGCTGACACGTTCACGTGTACGTTATCACCCGAGTAATCAACATCACGCGCATACATGACATGACCATATGTATCACGCCATTCCGGACCAGAGGGTTTAAATTCGGGATCGAACAAATGCACTTGCATGGTCGGCTTTATTTCGGATGGAAAACAACTACCAGTTGCACCGACATCAAAAACTTGAGAATCGGGTGGTATATTCTTAACAATTGATTTTAACAATGATATCTCACCATTGACACTGTGATTGCAACATATGCGGTAATTGAAATATGGGAGATTGTACTTGTGGTCGGCGTCACTAACGGTTATCCAGGTATCGAGGGGTAATTCTTCATTCGATTTGTTTTTTTGCATTTTATAATAGAGGACTCATCTCTTTAACTACTAAATGAATCATTTAAAAACAACACCATTCATCGTCATCTTCTTGTTCATCGGGTAACAAGGGTTGCTGCATTGGGTTATTCACGCGGTTTATACGTGACATGATTGCACCTTTAGATCTTCCGTGTGCGCCACAAATTTCATTAATCGACATGCCTTGATCCAGTTCAGACGCGAGTCGCTCGTCTTCTTCGTGCGACCAAGGTTCGCCCGCGTTACTGGGTTTCGCGTTATTAATCAATGGACACTGACTAACGAAGTGTCCGGGTTGACCACAATGGAAACATCGATCACTTGCACCGCGCATCATGCGTTCGATGGCGTCTAGGTCGGACTGTGGTAAAACGATGCGACTAAACGTACCACCCCGTACTTTATCTACTCCATATTCGGACATGAGCCGTAAAACATGTTTATCCTCGTCAAAACGGTCACCCTCCTCTACAAATAATCGATGTTGTGGTTTGTATTTTTTAGTCCACGCCGCACCAACACCCATAAAATGATCATTTATTCTAGACTTGTCACTACATCTACCTACGTAATAACGACCATGAGCACATGATAAGCCGTAAATCAAATAAGGTATGGGTCGAGACATTTTATATTCGGTGTTTCATTTCTTTAACCATTCCACGACATCCTCTCTACGAATCGACGAAATAAATATGGTAGTATTTCCCACACCGTGCCGGTAGGTATATATCTATAATCTATATGACCTTCGCGTCCCATGCCTAATAGTTGAGCCGTCACATATCGTTCCTTTTTGAAATTGGTGGCGATTATCAATGAATTTTCGTTATGGGTCGCCAGAATGGCATGTACATTTTTACAAACCAAAATAGTCCTAATAGCCTTGTTATATTCACTATCTGTCTCACCTTTTATGTTAAAAACATTATCCTGTTTTTTTAGATACGCACCGCGCACTAGTTTTACACCTAACATTATTTTATCCTTACCCGAAGAAGCAATGTCATCGAGTAACTCACGCATCGCATCCCTTCGATACATCTGATATGTTTTGTACACATGAACCCTATCCTCTGTATTATGTTCCACCATTGTATTATACGACAATTCTGGGTATAATACATCTTCGGCGTCTAGACAGATTCTCACGTCTCTCGATTTTGCGACGTTGATCAATGTGTTTATATACGAGTTAGCTATAATCGGAGAATCGCGAGACCCAAAACTCGTGTACTTTACCGCGAACATGTCACCTGGGTCGAGCATTTTTACTAATTTTACCGATTCGTCTAGTACATTATTCGCTTCTCGGAGTGGCTGATTCTCACACGCGTAATCTAATATGATTTTTTCACCGTTTTTAATTACTCGTTTTATGACGTTGGGTAATTCTCTTCGAGTTGCCGCATATCTAAGCATTACTATCATTTAGATTTTGTTTTATTAAAAAGGGTACGTTAAAGTTAAAGATTTCATTGTTAATGAATACATGAATACATGCGAAACGCGACATGAGGGATTAGATAAATTCTATACAAAACCCGAGATCGCGAAGGCATGTATATCTCGAATAAAAAACTGGGACGAGTGGGACCTAGTGGTAGAGCCGAGTGCGGGTAACGGTAGCTTCCTTAACAATATATTGACGAAGAACAAAATTGGGATAGATATAAAACCTGGGTGTAATTCTGTCATCGAGAAGGATTTTTTTAAGTATGTTCCAAAACCTGGAAAAATCCTTGTAATAGGCAACCCACCGTTTGGTAAAAATTCGTCATTGGCGATAAAATTTTTTAATCACGCCGCGTCGTGGGCGGATACCATAGCCTTCATAATACCAAGAACGTTTAGGAGAACGAGTATTCAAAATAGACTCGATATGTCATTCCACCTCTCACACGACGAGGACATTCCGATTAAGCCGTGTGCGTTTGAACCACCCATGTCTGTGAAATGCTGTTTTCAAATCTGGGTGAAGCGAGAAATAAGACGAAATGTAATACAGTTACCTGTGACGCACAATGATTGGGAGTTTTTACCCTTTGGTCCAAAGGATGATAGGAATCAACCAACGCCACCACGGAACGCAGATTTTGTGATCCTCGCGTATGGGGGTGAATGTGGGCGTATACAAAGCACCGAATTACAAAAACTTCGACCAAAAAGTTGGCATTGGATAAAATCAAATATAGATAAGACGGTATTGATGCGACGTTTTGAAACACTCGATTACTCGATCAGCAAGAATACAGCGCGTCAGAATTCACTAGGGAGGTCAGATCTTGTGTATTTATATTCTAATAAATTCATCTAAATTTAACGAAATCTATGTTAGATCTCTTAACCATCTTCGTCGTCATGGGGTTTATGAATACATTCGTGTTACCATTGAGCTTATATACATCGTGAATATTATTGACGTCATTTCTACGTGTGTATATATGGTTACGACCCTGTGCCGTGCGGTTGTTCGCCAATCGTTTGAAAGTGTTTACCGTCATGTACGTCGGTGATCGATTGGCATTTTTGATTCTCATGGCGGTGTTACCGACGTTGAAGTTTACATGCATAATAGAATTAGACGCACCATTATTTGGTATTTTCTGGTTTATATATTTGATTGAAACGTTAGGTATGTATTTCCAATGATTGTAATAATATTTAGGATTCATTTTTACGTTACGGCTCTTATTTGGACCCTCACTACTATACTCTATCAGCGCGTTATTACGCAATTTCAATATACTCTCGGGAATATTTATTTTTCTTCGATGACTGACCGCTAAATTGTACAACTGATTCATGTTACCTATATTTTTCGGTAAAGATTCCAGTTCCCGAATACCAAATAATTTTAATTTCCCTAACTTTTTCAATTTAGTGATACTATCTGGTAATATTTTCAGGTCTTTATTGTACGATAAATCCAACTCCCAGAGATCTTTTAATATACCAATATCCTTCAGTTCATTTGGGTCGTTTATCTTATTCTCCCGAAGACTCAAGCGTGTTAATTTTGGAAAATTATAGAAGAACCTCTCTGGAAATTTGGATATATGTAAGCCGTCTAACGTCAAACTTTCCAAATTCTTTGCTTCCGATACCTCTTTAATGAGATTTGCCCGTTGATTGTTCGAGTGAGAGACGACGACCGAGTCGGGATCGAGCCCCTCTATGCGTAACTTTTTGAGAACTAATGGCTCCGAAATATTGGTGATGGGTTCAATATTCGTATTAAATTTATGAACTTTAGCCACCAATGTTTCTAATTTTAATTTTTTCAAAAGGTCTCCCCGGAATTTACGAACCTTGCCCATTATGTAAACATTCTTAAGTGTGGGGCTATTAACCATCTCCTGTGTCGGAAATTCACTTACTGTTACTTCTTTGGGTATATATACAGTTCTAACCCCGTTCATGTAATTCTTTTTGTTGAATACATTTTCACTCTTGATAGTTAATTCGGAGTTGCCGTTCACGCTATAATTCTTCATGCCTATGATAATATTACATTTTAAATCTAACAAACGC